CACGGCGTCATCTGAATCAGCAAAGCCCGCAGCCATCGCGGCTACTTTTACGGCACTGTTGATTGCCGATGTACGGTGCTTAGCTTCGAGTGCCTTGTAAGCATCCTCTGCCTCTTGCATCCGCTTGGTCGCCTTTTGTGCCTCGCTCAACTCTTTCTCTTCGCGTTCCTTGTCCGCCTTTTCGATGGCATCCAACTTGAGGCGGCGTTGTTGCGCTTCGCTGTTGGCGGCCTTCAATGCGGCTTTGGTTCGCTCTAACTCTGCAACCAGCTCTGCGGGCGTTGGTATCACACCTGTTGCCGCTGCTGTGTCGCTCGCGTTGTCAGTTGAGGCTCCGCCTCCTAACTCCGCTTCAAATAAAACGGCATCACGCCAGTTCAATTTGCTGTTGATAAGCATCTAGCTCAGTCCTTTACTAAAACCTGCTATTCGTTATAGTCAACCGGCTGCGATGGTGTCAGCGTCGCCGGCGGTGGTGGTGGCTGGGTCTTTTTCACGTTGAAGGGAAACACGTTCTTGGTGTCCCCCTTTGGCCTGCTAGGTCGGTGGTAATCGTCTGCGGCCATTGGTAGGCTCCTGAAAAAACCAATAAAAAAAGCAACGAGGCCGACCCGTTAAGGTCGATCTCGCCGCTGTTAAACTTGTAGCCGTTTAAGTGGGGCTAGTGCAATATTTGGTTAGGTGTTAACTAGCCCTTTGGTACAATCACCGGCTTTTTGCCTTGCGCCTTGCGAATCTGATTCAGGAACGGAATCAACATGCGCTCTATCTGGAACAAGTCAAGTGGCGCACAAAGCTGATCCTGCTCTATTGTACATGAATTGCGCGACGTTTGCAATAGGTTGGCTTCTATCACTTCATACGGCGTCTTGCTCTCCACTTACACCCCCGCCATTGCCGCGCGAATGCGCGCGTCTACAAAACGCTGAATCTGCGACGCGCTTTGCTCCGTTGCGGTTTCGGCTGTGACCCAGCGACCGCGGTGAATCCTAGCTTGCTCGCTTCGTTTCTGCACGGCTCTATTGTATGGTGCCATATTGCCATTGCTGCCAATGACAACACTCCAGCCGCTTGCCGTGCGCGAAATCGGCTTGACTGACCAAGACCTACCCAATGTGCCGGTGCGTCTATAACTGCTGTTTGGCGGCGGGGCCGGGTAGCGTTGCATCGTTGCACGGAATAGGGTAGCACCGTCGTTCATCGCGCCAACTATTGCGTTTTCAAGTGCCTGAGGCGCGCGGTCGAGTAGTTGCTGTACGGCACGAGCGTCAATCGTTATGGTGATTTCAGCCATTATTGCCTCCAACGGTCACCGTCACAAAGGCGGGCGACTCCACTTCGACTGTCGCCGCACGCGCGCTGCGACTAGACGGTTGTGGATTATCGTTAATCAATCCCTGCGCTCGCAGTACGTCCAATGCGCCTTGTGAAATGGAGGTGATAAAGCTGCGACACCGAACATGTCGAGGAGGCGGCCCAAGCCCATCGGGAAACGTGTTTTTCCCCTTCATCATTACCGACTGATTCGCGGGACGGCATAAATCTGACACATAGGAATCATTCGCCGTGTTGTATAGCCAGCCTTCAATGAACGGGTTCGCATGGCCCGCGGCAAGCTCGGCATAGGAAAACAGGCGCGTCGTCTCAGTGACGCCAATCGCCTCTGCCCGACTTGCGCCAAATATATTGTCTAAGCTGCGAATCAAATTCGGCAAGCCATCGGCAAAGCCCGCCGTTTCCAACTCGCCCCGTTGCCAATCGACAAAGGCACGCGTGAAGCGGGTTCTGCTCGTCTGGTTCAGGTTGGGTATGCTGCCAACGTCATTGGCAGCGTCACTCAGATAATAGGTGTCCGCATACTCGATAACTTGCTCGTTGACAAGGTTCCACATCGAAACATCGCCCGCGCTGGCAGTGGCTAATACGGCCCGTTCGCTGGCCACGTCTAGCACCGTTTCACGTACACTCGCCCATAGCCGCGCGTTTTCTCCCTGCCACAGCCTGTTTTGCTGTGCGATACTTAATAGGCCATCGCCAGCGCGCACAGCGTCCACAAGGCGGTCACGTTGTGAAGCAAGCCCGCCTTGAAAGGCACGCAGCATTTGCTGCTCGGCATATTGCCTTGCTGCGGTTGTGTCGATTTGCCGGTTGAGGCGCGCCGCGTCTGCGGGCGTCATTAAGCCAGCCTGGACAAGCGCGCTTAAAAGTGGGTTCATTCGCTCGTGGTTCCCCGTGGCACTCCACGCTTACGTGTTGCAGACGCATCCTCAGTCGCCACAATCTCAACGGTTTCGACGGTCTGCAATTCTCCTTCCTTGACCGTTTCCACCGTCACTGGCGGCTGTTCCTCAACTTGCGCCTGTGACGCATTGTTGCCCGTCAGCTTGTTGACGACGCTGACACGCCCTTTTGTCGCACTTTCATAGGTGACAATTTCCTTGATGCGCTCAGGCGACAATCCCTTTGCTCTCTCTAGGACTTCTTCAACGCGCATGTCTTCGTAGCCATTCCAGGGGGACGGCGGCAAGTCGGCTAACTCGCGCTGCTGCTCTGGCGGCAAGTCGCGCACGCGCTGCCAGCCATCGGCTACAAGCGCGTCTGCCTTCGGCTCTGAATAGACTGTTTGCCGGCTACTGCCTTTGATCAACTCAATCGGTGCCATTTGTATTCCTCTCATTCTTGACATTCGTAACAGGGACTTGCGGCTTATTTACCGTGACAAAACTACCCGCTTCGTTGACCATTGCTTCAGCCTTTGCGCGGTCAATACCCAACGACACGATCAACTCTAGCGCAATAGATGGCGCAATCTCGCCATTCGTGACTTGCGCCAGAAGTTCGACGGCGGCGCGAATCTGAATGCCGTTCAATCCTTGCGTGCTGGCAAGGTTCTCTGGCGATGCGTCCGCGCTTTGTCCACCATTGCCAAATGCCTGCGGGTTGGTCTGTGGAAGATTATTCACTCCATTGGTCTTGAGAGCCCCGGCAATTGCTGCTACATCTTTTGCGCGGTCGGCGCGTGCGTTGTCTTTGAAGGCTGCAATCTGTTCCGGCTCTACGCCCGCCTTCGCCCACACGTATTCATCGCTCATGCCCAAGCCTTTATACAAGGCCGCGGTTTCAGCGTCCACCTTCTCATTTCTTACTTCCGCCGACGCCCAGACGACGCCCACATCGGCGTTGTCAAGTTCGGGTACATTCTCGCTGCCAAAGGTGCGCGCTACCTTGACACACATGATCATCACATCCGCCCAGCTTTGTCCGTAAATCAATTGACGTTCCTGCGCGCGCTTGACAAGCCCTGATTCGAGCATCTTGAGTGCCTCGCCGCTTGGCACATCGTTGCCGCCCGCAGGACGCAAGGTGTACTGTGGCACGCGGGCCACACCCGCCATTGCTGCGACCAACGCCCAGACGACTTCCAGCATGGGCGATAGGCTAGAGGCTTCGATGCGATGCACGCGGGCGTTGTCTACTTCAATCATGCGCCCAGGTGCCATCCGTACTTCGTCTGCGCCTTCAAGATTATCGTCATCATCAACCACAGGCATACCGCCCTCACCCATGTACTCGGTGACAAGCAATGGAAAGCCGCTACTGTCAGCACCTGCTATTACATCGAGCCACGCTTTATTGATGGCGTTCTGCAAGCCGATCACCTGCGCCATTTCGCTTCCGCCTGGGTTCTCAAACTCAAACACAGGCACGCCAAGCGGCTGTCCGTTATTGTCGCGCCACGGCAAAGGCCAAACGTCGTTATCCTCAGGGTCTCTATACTGTTCCCAATCACCGCTGCCACGCTTCATGTATTTGCGAATCTCGTTCGCCAGGTAAACGGTCTTGCGCTCCATTCCCGTTGTGCCTGGTTTCAGCGGGTCATAGGTATAAAAATAGCGTGCAGCGAACAACACTTTATTGCTGTCGGTTGGGTCACGATGGAAGGTGACACCTGTCTTGCCGTCATCTGCTTTGTGCAGGCTGATACGCGGCCTGCCCGTTTCCGTGCTGAAGTCCACAATGGCGTAGCTTTCCCCATCGCGCAGCGCGCGGCGGTGCAACCTAATTTGCTGGCTGTCCATACGGTTGCTATTCCACCACGACCATTTGAGCGCGGCGAGTTGCGCTTCTGGTGTCGGGTTGTCATCCTCCAAATCACCCGCCGCCGCGCCGTTGACCGTAAAGCCGATCACGTTCAGACGTTCGCGCAAGGTGTCGATAATGGTGCGAACAAGATTATGGCTAAAGCGGAACTGGTCGGGGTTGACGAGCGCACCGAGAAACTCCTTTTGTCGAGTGGTAAGCAAAACAGGGTGCGCGCCGTAATAGTAGTTTCGCAACTCCTTGACCGTATCCTGCGCCTCTTTCTGGCGGTCTATAATGGCTTGAAGGTGCAAGAAGCGGTCAAGTTCCTGTGGTGATAAGCGGCTAATGTCAATCATTAATATTCTCTGCTCCGAACCTGTTGGCGCATCGGCACAACCAATTTGTTAAATGCGCATGACGACGCGTCGATCTGGTCGTCATGCGCTCCATACGGAAAGCTAGCCAGTTCGTTCAGGTAGGCTGTATTCCACTCGCCGCGCACTATCTTTACATTCATGGCTTCGCACTGTGCCGCAAAGGGCATGGCGCGTGTTTCTTTGTCACCTGTCACGCGCTCCGTCCTCACCACATGGCCCGCCAAGTTGCGCGTGGTGGATTGTGCGCTTTCCAAGCCGCCGCTGCCCGGCTCTTGCTCTTGCCAAATAACGACACCGCCGCGCTGGGAATCTACTTCAGCCGTTTGCTTGATGATAGTTTCACGCTCAAGTGCCGACCATTGCCCACGCACAATGTCCTCAATATAAAATGTGCCGTTGGTATCCTTCGCCAGAAGTGCGCCGCAGGTGTAGTCACCTTTGCTCGCGCTTCCGGCCTTGTCCCAATACCTGACTCGCTGCGCGTTACGTGGCGCAGCACCCACAATATCAAACCATTGCCTCTTAAACATGCCGCCTTCGGGTGGGGCGGGCCGTTGCATGTAGAGGCTGTTCCAGTCGTAGCTACCCAGACTGACGCGCGTCTTGTTGAGTTCGGCTAGGTCGAAGCGTGTGGGCCATAGTGCCTCGCCTACTTCGCGCCTGTCATAGTCGGCTATCGGTTCCTCGGCGATGGCTGGCAACGTTAGCACCGTCCATTGGTCGGCGTCTGGGTCACTGGCGGCCAGGGCGAGCAAACGGCCAACCAAATCGTCTTGATGCCAACGGGTCATGGTGACCAAAATGCACCCACCAGGGGCTAGGCGCGTGCGAAAGGTAGACGTGTACCAGTCCCAAATCTTTTGCCGAATGGTGGGGCTGTTGGCGTCCTGCCTGTTTTTGATTGGGTCGTCTATAATGCCGTATTTCATGCCCATGCCTGTGATGGCACCCCCGACACCAGCCCCGCGGTAATAGCCGTTGTATTCCACTACCTCAAACATGTCGCTATTGCGAAGCCAAGACCCCTGGGCCACGGTGCGAACATTGGCACCCGAAAGCGTTGTCTCTGGAAACAGACGGCGATAGGGCGCATCATCCATAATGCGCTGAACGTCGCGATTCATGCGCCGCGCTAAGTCGGCTCCATAGCTGGCGGCGATGATTGGCGCGTCGGGGTTTTGCCCTAAGATGAGCGCAGGCAGGCGACGGCTAACAAATTCGCTCTTGGTGTGGCGTGGCGGCAATGAGATAATCAGCCGCGTAATGTCAATCCGCACAAAGGCGTCTAGGTACTCGCACATGACCTCATGATGCCAACTGCGCTCGAACTCAGGCATCGTGTAGGTGGTGAAGTCCATTAGGTTGCGGCGTGCTTGTCTACGCCTTAGCAGTTCCGCTGCCGCTAAGGGCGGCGATACGGGAAAGTTCTTCGTCGCTAAGTTCAGTGACATGTTTATGCTCGATTGTCCCGCTATGCTCCGTCTCGCTGCGGTCTGTGTACCCGCGGCTTCTACCCTTCGCCTTGAGATACCATTTCGCCGTTTCGACACTGCGATTGTTCGCCATGTCGTTAATCACAATCGACTCGGCAAAGTCAAGCGGCAGCTCCGTCTCCTCGTCGTAGGCAGCTTGCGCCGTGGCATAGCGTTTCAGGTAGTTGTCCACCGTGTTGCGGCTGCAATCAAGGCGACGCATGATCGTCACCTTGATACCGCTACTGCCTTTGATGGCGGTGATGATTTGCTGTATCGTGTACTTATCTATGTTGCCTCTAGCCATCGCGCAATATATCCAATTTATAGGGCCAACTTGTCAATAACACGTTCATCACTTTACCGCGATCCATCCGGCGAAATTCATCCAACGCCAGAAACAGTCAACTTGTCGAAAGCCAACCATACTCATCATTTCTTCATTCCAGCGTGCCGTCACGGGAACTAGCACACCCTCTAAACTTAGACGCTTCCTCTGTATCTGTTCCTGTGTATAGCCATTGCGCGCCTTGAGTTGGTAATAAACATCGACCATGTGTCGGTCAATCTCAGCACTCGCGCCGATAATCTTCTCTACAAGAATCAGCGCACCGCCTGAAATAAGCGCGTCGTAAATGTCTTGCATAATTCTTAGCCGATACTCAATTGGCGTAAATTGAAGCGTCAGCACGCAAAGTGTGACCGATGCCGACACGGGTGGATACTCTTGGCGCAAATCTAGCCCGCGAATATCGACTATGCCACAATCGAGTAAGCCTTTGAAACGTTGCCGCGCGGCGTCTAGCATAGGTTGGCTTACTTCTACGCCTAGATAATGGTTGTGCGCTCCAAACTTGTCCACGAGTTGCGCCATTGCCTCGCCGCGACTACACCCCAAGTCAACGATCCATGTGTTCGCCTTGCGGTACTTACAAGCTAGGTCAAAGCACGCTTGCCGCATCGCCTCATACTGTGGAATCGAGCGCGCGAGCATGTCATCAAAGGCAGTTGTTACCTCCCCGTCAAAAGCCCACTTGTCACCAGGAATCGTTTCATCTCTCACGGCTTGCATTTGTCTAACACTCCCGTCTGTATCGCCTTCGCGATCCATTTCATCATCACAGGCGGCACGGCGCGCCCCATGCGCTCCCACTGTTGCGCGTAAGTCCCCGTAAAAACAAAGTTGTCAGGGAAGGCGCAAATACGACGCAGTTCAGCGATAGAAAATTTACGCTTTTCCGTCGGATGGGTAACACTAGCTGCTGTATTGTCACCGCCACGTTGAGTTACCGTGTCCCACGGTAACTCAACGTCAGGCTTGACTAGCTGAGAGTATTTATTGCTCTGTTGACCTTGCTTTAACTTGTCCCACTCGTTACCGATTGCATAGCGGCTTATGTCGCTCTCGGCTTCAATCAATGTCAATTCACTCGTTGTGTGCTGACGCCCGTGCGTCAGCACACTCGGCGCGGGCAGGTCTGCCGATCTAGTGCCGTCACTTGTCCCTACTCCAACAATCCAATGTGTGCCTACGCTATCGGCTAGTACGGTAGGCGCGGGCTGCTCGGTAATGTCGCCATCGTTGCCGAACGCGCCGCGCTTATCGAGATAAGCGCGGCGCGCTGCAATTTCGTAGCGCGTCTGTGCCGGGTCTTGCACGGTGATACTGTTCATCGGCAAATCAATTTCAGATTCAACGCGAGCGAATTGAGGGCCGGACAGGCCCTCAATTCGCTCGATCCACGGCAGCGCGTCGCGCACGCTGTAACGGTAGGGTAAAGGCTGCGGAAAGGCTGGCTCTAGTCCCAAGTCATTTCTGACGCCGACAAAAACAATGCGTTGGCGCATCTGTGGGACGCCGAGCCATTGCGCGTCAAGAAGTTTAGCTTTGACGTTATATCCACACTCCTTGAGCGCTGCGAGAATTTCAAGAAAGTATCCTTTTGCCGTACCTTTGACAAGTCCGCTAACGTTCTCGGCAACAAATACTTTTGGCTGCACACCTTTGACAAGTCGCGCATACTCAAAAAATAGATCATCGGTACGCTGCTTGGTATCGCTGTAATTTTTGACCTTGCCCCATCCTTCCTCGCGCTTACCCGCCGTACTAAACGAAGCGCAAGGTGGCGAACCATCGAATAGGTCAAGCTCGCCAGGCTCCATCTTAATAGCTTCTAGGATGTCGCCCGCTTGTACTTGACGAATGTCGCGTGTATCTAAGATTGTTCCAGGATGATTGGCGCGATAGGTGTCTTGCGCCGCGGGGATAAACTCAGACGCCCATAAGACTTCGAAGCCCGCCATCTTGTAACCAAGCGATGAGCCGCCGCACCCGCTAAACGTAGAAATAGCCTTGTAGCCATTCCAGGGGATAGCGGCGATTTCTTGCATTGAAGGTACGAGATAAGGCGGCTTATTACTCACTACTCTCTCTCTCTCTCTCTCGGTAACTCATCTGTCAAATAATACTCAACTTGATAATGACTAGCTAGACTTACCACTCCATCGGTAAGAACATTTTGGGCAGCAATGCTCTGTCTCAATATCCTCTCCGTATTCAGCAAAATCACCTGGTGCGGCGGCGTCCTGTCCATCCTGCAACTCTGCCAGCAGCGCGTCTAGCTCGTCCTCGCGGAACATGCCCGACAGGTCAAGCCCCGCGCCCATGTCGGCTAAGAGCTGCTCGACATTCCATTGCATAGACACTTCAGAAGTTCTGTTGTCAAAATATGCGGCGCGTCTTGCCTTGTTGTTTGGGTCGGCATCCATCAAATCAAAGTCAAGTCTCTTGGTGACAACTAGGGTATCGCCAGAAGTCTCAACAATAATGGCGCGCTTAAATCCTGCATCAATCGCCGATTGATGCGTTTTGTTACCTGCCACTAAATAGCCGTTAGCGTCTACAGCAACGCCTCTATGCAGCCCTGTTTCAGTCACCGAGGCGTCAATCATGTGTTGCCCACGTTCTGACCCTGCATTGGCGTTGCTTGGATCAGGTCGCAACTCGTTCAAATCGACTTCGTAAGCCTTTATCTTCTCGCTCATGCTCCCCTACTCCCCCACCATCGGCGCACTAAGAATGCACCAGTAGTGCAAATGCTTACTTGTCGCCAGATAGTAATACGCAATGCCAACCTGAGTTTGCGCCTTGTAAAAACTGTCTGTCGCTAAAATGTGCATACGATGGCCAGTTGAGCCGAGCCACGAGTCCCACACGCCTTCGACGCTGC